TGGCGCGAGACAAGCGCGATAGCTCACCCATCGAGGCTAGAACCGAAGCTCAGGGTCATTACTTATCAGCCATAGAGAATAAGCAGCTGATCTTCGCCACCGGCGAAGCCGGCTGTGGCAAAACATTCATCAGCGCCGCCAAGGCGGCGGAGGCGCTGATCCATAAAGAGGTGGATCGGATTATCGTTACCCGTCCTGTTTTGCAGGCGGATGAAGACCTCGGTTTCTTGCCGGGGGATATCTCCGAGAAGTTCGCCCCTTATTTCCGCCCGGTGTATGACATTCTGGTACGTCGTTTAGGATCTTCCTTTATGCAGTACTGCCTGCGCCCGGAAATCGGCAAGGTAGAGATTGCGCCGTTCGCTTATATGCGCGGACGCACCTTCGAAAATGCGGTCGTTATCCTGGATGAAGCCCAGAACGTGACCGCCAGCCAGATGAAAATGTTCCTGACCCGCCTGGGGGAAAACGTGACGGTTATCGTTAACGGCGACGTGACCCAGTGCGACTTGCCGCGCGGCGTGAAATCCGGTCTCAGCGACGCGCTGGAGCGCTTCGAAGAGGACGAGATGATCGGCGTTATCCGCTTTGAAAAACAGGACTGCGTGCGCTCCGCTTTGTGCCAGCGCACGCTCAACGCTTACAGTTAACCTATCCGCTAATGGAAAGGCCGCTTCGGCGGCCTTTTTCTTGCCTTGAATATCAGTACGGTCTATATAAAACAGATGGTTAAGTTGCACTAGAGACAACTATAACCCTCAGGAAACTATCTATGTGTGGACGCGATGTGGACGCTAAACATGGATTTTGCCTCCTAGCGGATTATAGGAAATTGCATCCTGTAGAAAATCAGGTGCAAAGTGAGCGTAGCTCATTGTCTGTTCAATCCGAGCATGGCCAAGTATCCGTTGAAGCGTGATGATATTGCCCCCGTTCATCATGAAATGAGTTGCGAATGTATGGCGTAACGAATGGGATGCTTGCCCATGGGGTAGGTTAGGTTTGGTCGCCTTAAGGATATCTCTGAAACTGCTGTAGGAGGCTTGAGGAAACAAGAGCCCAGACTTATGGGATACGATCTCGTCGGAGACTTCCTGAGAAATGGGGACGCTGCGCCGTTTACCGTTTTTCGTTTGCACAAAGGTCACGCGGTTGTGAATGATATGCTCAGCTTTGAGTTTCATGGCCTCACCCCAACGTGCGCCAGTACTAAGACACAAGATGGCCACCCGACGGTTATCGCCATCTAACGCCAGTAGCAATGCGCTTATCTCATCGCGGTCAAGATAAGTCATTTCCGTATTGGCTTCTTTGAGCTTGCCGCTGCCACGAATTGGATGCTCACCACAGTAAAGCCCCGAGTCGACAAGGTCGGTAAACATCCCGCTTATCGCGGTCATTTCGCGATTAATGCTGGATGCTTTGATGCCTTCGGCTAGCCGCGCCGATCGATAAGCTGTAATACGAGATTTATCAATCTGAAATGCGGCTGGGTTGTCCATCATTCGCGTAATGCGCTCCAGTTTTCTTAGGTAGGACTGCCCGTGGTCATTGTTCTTGCCATGATACTTCCACCACAATTTAACCAGCTCAGATAATGACCTTTTATCCGTAGGTTTTGAGAGCCACTCTTTGTCGTGATAGCTGACGGTTATGTACTTCTCAAAAGCTTGCGCTTCATGTTTCCTATCAAATTTCCGACGGATGCGCTTTCCGTTGCGCCCGTTCGGCCTAATGTCCACTTCATATCGACCATCTTCGAGCTTCTTAATCGCCATCGCGAAGCCCTCCGAGGAAGATTTTACTTTCAGGTATGCAGCAAGCCTTTACCCTAAAAGTGTTGAATAAATAACTTAGGTGAATACTTAACCAATCTTTTGGTCTGAGGGCTGTGAGGTTGTTGCTTCTTGCCCAAAGTGTGCGAGTGCCGGTGCTATCTGCCCGGATTCTGGTGCTATTTGGTCATTCATAAACCATAGTGTGTATTTGCTAAATCTAGGAATATTAAGGATTTTCTTAATAGCACTAAGACTGATTTCCTTTGTGCCGTTCTCATAGCTCGATAAAGAACTATACGGAACTCCGGATAATTCACTGATTTGTTTACGATTTAGTCGTTCTGACTCACGCATCAGTTTTAATTTCTCTGCATTGTCTATTGACATAAAAACCTCTTCAGGTAAATATTATCCCATCGGATAAATCAGATATCCATTTGAAGCAATTAGAGTCCATTACAGACCACTGAGTGCTACGAACAAGGAGATTAGCAGATGAGTAAACAAATCGTAAGTTTGTCGGACGCATTGCCATATCAGGAATTTGCCAAAGTTATTGGAAAAACCCCTGATGCAGTAAGAGGGATGATCGATAAGGGCAAGTTACCAACGATTGAGATGCGGAATCCGGAGACTCCTACAGCACGCGCGGAGCAATGGGTTTATCTCCCCGCATGGAATGCGGGTCTGAAACTGGCCTATGAGTGTCGCCCGAAAGAAATTCGTGATGGGTGGCTTCTATGGCTAGGACTCGGTGAGCCATTGTCTTGATTCCAGTAAAACAGGGGTAAGAACATGCAACAACCTATCTCCATTGTTCCGCTGCTGTGGAACCACCAGACGGCGCGCAAGACTGATACCACCATCACCCACGGTAAGGGCCGGAAAGGTATCATCATTCGTACTCGCCCGGCCAGCCGCTGGATCTCCTCCATCAAATCAGCAATGCGGGGTTTTTCAAAATGACAGCTATCACCGCCGGTATTGTTCGCAACCAGCCCGCCGGATTACGTGCTTTGGTTGGGGAGCGCCTCGCCGCCCCTCGCTGGAAAAGCTCCTGCGATTTTTATAATCAGATGATGGAGCGTGAGCGCCTGACCATCTGTTTCCATGCGCAGTTAAAACAGCGCCATGCTGTCATGCGTTTAGAGGAAATGAATGACAGCGAGCGCGAGCGTCTTGTGTGCGCCATTGATGAACTTCGCAGCGCTTTCGCTACTTATCGTAAGCACGGTATCAGCAAATCTGGATTCATTGGCCGATTAACTATAAGCCAACGCAGAACTTTATTCCTGCATGCCGGATTAACTGAGGTCGAGTTTAATCAGCCGTACTGGCGTATTGATGATGAATCCTGTAAATGGCGCGAGGATTTATTCAGGGCGCTGCGTGAGCTGTTTAATTTATTCGAATATGCACCAACCATATTAACTTCGGTTAAACCTGAAGCGTATTTTCATTAATTAACTCGCTTTAAATTTAAAGACGCTTGATTGCGTCGGGCATTCTTTTATCTGGAGTTCTCTATGCACATGTATAAAACCGTTGGCCAAGAAATGCGAAATAAGGCTGATACGGACTCGCGAAATTTCATGTTGAACAGCGCACGCGTTGAAGCAAAGGCCGATGCTGCCGTTAGCTTCTCATCTCACCTTGACCGTCTGGCGACCCATGCGGCGGTTAATCATCTTTCATGTGTAGAAATCATCGAGTTGTTGCGTCAGGAGTCGGAGAAGTTTGACCACGAAGGTAGGGCACATCGGCAGGGTTTGAGCCATGGTTGAGCGTCAGTATGTGGAAATTAATAACGTATTCGCCATCGTGAAAATGGATGAAGGCGACTTCATTTTGGCCGAAGTTAAAATAGATAAGGAGACAAAAGAAAAGTATTACCCGACCCGCGCTATCTACTCGAATGAGTTAAAGCTGGTTGCTGACCTTATTAACCTGTCGGTAAAACGCGGTGTTTTTCTTAAAACTATTACCAGTATTAGCGAAGTGATGAAGGAATCGCATCGCATCGCGGAATTAGCTCAGCAAGTGCTCAATCAACTGAATAAAGAATCGGAGCAATAACGATGCCGGATTTAATGGATTTGGTGCAGCAGCGCCAGCAGGAAACACTCACCGAACAAATTAATGCCGCGCGCATCAAGGGCGGGGTGTCTGAGTCAATTTGCGAGGAGTGTGACCAAGCTATCCCGGCCGCACGTCGCGCAGCCTTCCCCGGTGTGACCCGTTGCGTGTCATGCCAGACCATCCACGAACAACAAACCAAGCATTTCAGGGGGTAATCATGCTGCGCATTCCTGTCGGTAAGGATTGGGTTATCACCAGTGACGCCCATCAGTTCATTTTGAACAAAAAGAAGCTAGTTAAAGCCGGTGGTAAGGCGGGCGAGGAGTGGCTCGACGCCGTCGGTTATTACCCGACTGTTTCGCAGTTGGTTTCCGGGCTGGTGCATTACCACGTCCGTGACTCAACCGTCACCAGTATCGCCGCTCTGGCTGCTGAGATTAGCCGCATTGGCGAGCTGTGCCAAGAGGCGTTTTCTGCTGTTCATGGGGTCGATAAACATGAACGTTAAGTGTGTTTGCTTCATTAGTGGGGCACGGAAACACTTAGCGCCGGAAAGTGCTATCGCACATATATACCCCTCAATTATTGACGCAGAGATTAATCACATCACTTTGATAAATGGTGAGAAATTTAGAGCTAGGCAGGTTGAGTGGGTGATTTTAAGCACGAGCGGCCTCAGTGATGAGGCCATAAATATTGGGATGCTAAATGTTCATATCTGCTGAGGATTCAGATATCGCACGTTTCAGAAACTGATTTAGCGAGCTTTTGAAGTGGAATTGTTCATCGCTTTGTAGGGGGAGCTTATCAAGCTCCCGCTGAGTAACTCGGCGGAAGGCGCTGAAATCTTGCAGTGTTCCCAAGTCCAGCTCACTCATAAGCCCAAGAATCAGCGCCTTATGCACCGCAAGATCAAGAGTCATATCCTCGACCTGTTTTTGTAGGGAAAGTAATTGTTCTTCGATGATGTCCATTTTTTCACCCAGTATGAAACCCAAGAGACTGAATATTATAATGAATAATCTGAGAGATCGAGTAGCCTCTTCACCGCTGCCGCCATTTGTTACTAATCACGCCGAGCATTTTGTCGGCGTTTATGCTTGGAACTCGCCAAAAAAGGCCATTGGCAAGGAAAGACCGCTTACCCGTGAGGAGCACGCTCAGGGGCAAGCTGTTTTACGTAAAATTCACGCCTTACCGCATTTCCTCAGCAGTATCTTTCTTGGGCGTCATTCTTTCTTGTTGAAAGAGCAGGGGCTGCACGCTGCTAATAAGTGGCTTGTGCTCCAGTTTGAGCGCCGCATCTGGCCGCGCATTGAAATTGTTAATGAGAAAAATGCGATGAACATTAACGCCTCGCCATGCTTTATGGCTGAGGTGGATAATTATGCGCGTCTGCCGGGCATGGAGGATAAGGAGTTGCGGCGTTTGGCTGACCGTATCGCTGGGCAGTTGCTGCAAAATTATGACCGCTATTGTGAGGAGTTTCTCACCGCCAATGACGGGGATAATTCTTTACTGCTGAGTAACGGCGTACAGGCTGTGTTTTATGGGCGCATCGCCCGCATGGCGCGAGCCTTTAATATCACGCCAATGCACTGGAGAAAATACTGCAAAGGTAAGCTGGACGCATCTTCGGCTGTTGCCAGTTTGTCACGGCTGGCTAACGCGGAGTGGTGGGAACGCCAGTTGAAAGCGCAGCGCACACGCTGGCGTGAGGCGCTACTGATTGCCGCCGGTGAAGTAAACCTAAAGAAATACCCATACGCGAGCAAGCAGGCGATTAGGGATGTGCAGGCCCGGCGGTTAGCCAATATGGATTATCTGAAAGGGTGCGATCTGGAGAATGTCGCCACGGGTGAACGTGTCGACCTGATTGATAAGGTCATGGCGAGCATTTCTAATCCGGAAATCCGCCGCATGGAGCTGATGAGCACCATCGCAGGGATAGAAAAATATGCTGCCAGCGAGAGGCACGTCGGCATGTTTATAACTATCACCACCCCGTCTAAGTATCACCCGACGCGCGTTGTTGGCAAAGAAGGGGCTGAAAAAGTCCAGTTTAACCACAATTGGGATTCAGAGGCTTTTTCACCGAAAGACGGCCAGCGTTATCTGGTGCGCATCTGGAGCAAAATGCGCACCGCGTTTAAAGACAACGGCCTGAGCGTTTACGGTATGCGTGTCGTTGAACCTCACCATGACGGGACGCCGCACTGGCATATGATGCTGTTTTGCGAGCGCAAACAGCGTCAGGACGTCATCGACATCATGCGTCGCTATGCATTGAAAGAGGACGGCGATGAGCGAGGGGCGGCAAAGAACCGGTTTGAAGCCAAGCACCTGAACAAAGGCGGCGCGGCTGGCTATATCGCCAAATACATCGCTAAGAATATTGACGGTTATGCGCTCGACGGCCAGATTGACCACGATACCGGCAGACCGTTACGCGATATGGCTGCGGCGGTGACCTCATGGGCGTCAACATGGCGCATCCCTCAGTTTAAGGCCATCGGAATCCCGACGATGGGCGCTTATCGCGAGTGCCGGGCCGCCTGCCTCCGCCACATCAGCCTTGCTGAAACTTTTGACGAGCGTGTCGAGGCTGTGCGCGCGGCTGCCAGTGCTGGAAATTTTGCCGCCTATATGGATGGACAGGGGGGCGCAAATGTCCCGCGCGACGTGCAGACCGTTCGAGTTGCGCGCAAGGTGGCTGATGAGCTGAACGCTTATGACGAAGAGGTGCAAAAGGTTGTCGGCATTTTTGCGCCGCACCTTGGCGCGGGTCATATCCACGAAACCCGAACAACAGAATGGCGCATTGTCCGCAAGGCCGTTGACCTTGACGTTGATCCTTTGACTTTAAAAAGCGCCTCTGGCGCGCCTCGGAGTCCTGTCAATAACTGTGGGGAGGTTCAGCGAGAACCTGATCCAGATATGCAGGTAGCAACGCCTGAGTATGTCAAGGCGGTGATGAATTTGATTGAGGGCGGGGATGTTAGCTGGAATGACGCCGACGTTGCCAAGACGCTAAGAGACGCCATAAGGGGGCAATCACCAAAGGCGAGCGGCCCACAGCGCATCAAAAGCTGCAATAAATCACGATTAGACGCCCCATCAGCGCGCCTGACGTTGGCGGAACGTGATCGTATTCCCAAAATTTGTCTGGAACTGGCGCTGGGTGGCCTCACCGCCAAGTTGTGGGAGTTGAAAGCGTTGGCTCGTGGAGGGAAGGTTAGTTTCAATGGTAAACAATTTTCGTATCCGTTACTTAATGAGTGGTCAGGATTCAATAGCTAAATGATTTTATGAGCTTGTTGTTTCACGCCTAGCACAACAGAGATGCATGTTTTTATCATTTTTCCGTGAGTTAATACGATCACTTAATAAGTAAGATGATGTCAGTGCAGGGTATGGTGTTGATTTTTTATATATTATTAAATCAAAGGGGTTTTAATGTGAAAATTAAATTTTCAGGGCATGAAGCATGGGCAGAAAATATAATTACTTTGGTCAGTAGTAAAAAACTAACCTCACTGGATATTGAAATTAGTGTTAAATCACTGGTGCGATGTTGTGACAAATATGAGATTTATCATGTACTAATTAAATTGGTAGAAGAGTTGAATTCTAAATGATAACAATGGACCAAGTTTATCAAACTTGGTCTTGATATTTTGAAAGTTAGAAGATACCCTCTTTCAAATGGTGTAGTCTAGGTGCATCCATTATGGCCCATCGAATAAAAGCAGAGAATTCGTATTCAACGCCTAGCATGTTTTTTATTTTCTTTTCTATATAATCTTTTTCATCATCCAATGTATCTTCGTCATCATAATCTAAGGTTAGCTCAAGGAATTTTCTATACTGCTTCATGAGTCTTTTCATTAAGAATGTGCGTGTTAAGTCTTTATTTCCCGTGTGGTCGTCATTAAATACTTTATAAATCAATTCAGCTGTTTGTTTTGTCTCCTCGCTATCATCCATTGGAACTATATCCACATGTCTAGAGTATGCTGTGGTTGGGAAGACATGTTTGACAGACATTAGAACGTCTACTTTTTGAGAAGTGCAATCGAGCATGTTATCGAATTTAGCTCTTTTGATATTATTACAGCGACCACAAGCGAAAAATAAATTTTTCCAGTCATACATTTTAGCTTCATCATTGCCGTGAGGTCTAAAGTGTTCGACATTAAGAACTAATGGGTCTTTAACTTCACAAATATAACATTTGTTATGGAAATCATGCGATAATGCTGCTATCACATCCTTTTCACTATAAGATTTTTTAGCTGCTAGAGATGCTGGGGCATCTTGGGATTTTTTAACTGGGAACATTTATATCCCCCCCTTATTATCGCGCAACACTCTCCTTGCTTTCAAAAAGAAAACTGCCGATTCATCGTCTAATTTTTCTTCGTGCGGAATTAGCTTGTCCACAAGTTCTTTTATGGCTACAATATCTGTATTTTCATTATTAATTAAAGCTGATAGTCTTTTTATATCTTTCTCTAATGAGATAGATACAACTGGTACGCCTAGCAAGCCTTCGATAATACTTTCATAAGAGTAATTGGGTAGATCTGAAAATTGTTGTCGACTACTCATGTCGTAGATAATTGCGTCATCAAGTGAGCCAATAACAAATGGGGAGTGTGTCGATACAATAAATTGAATTTTAGGGTAAACGCGAGTTAGGAAGGGTAGTATCTTTCGCTGTAAAGATACATGTAAATGAGCATCTATTTCATCGACTAATACTATTCCTTTTAATTCAGATGGTGAGGTATTATAAGCTTCCGTCATCATAATTAGTTCTGAAATTATACTAAATATAGATGAGTATCCAGAGGATAATGTTTGAAATGTATAAGGTGCCTTGCCATTTTGATTGAGGTAAAACTTAAAGCGGTTAGGGTCGAATGTTAATCGAAATGAATCATCCTCCATTAAGAAAGAAATGTTAGACTCTAAGTCATCAAACCATCTTTGAAGTGAATTATAAAGGTGGGTGTCATTGTCATAAGTTTTTGCGAATGACTGGCGAGTCTTCATGTTTACTAAGTGATTTTCAAATTCAGCCCCTAAATTAAATGTTTGGTTGTGCGCCAGGCCTTGCTCGATTTTTTCTTCTAAGCTTACTTTACTAGCACCTGATGATTCTTGTATTGATGCTGTTCTTGTGGCAATGAAGAATTTGTAAATAGCTTTGCCTTCTTCAAGTGATGCGGTAAATTCATTGATGTCATTAAATTCCACCGCAAGACCATTATTATATTTTTCAATTTCTTTCTCATTATAGGCAAGGCTTCTTTTTGCTTGGGAATGCTCTTGTGTACCCCTTGCATTTTCTTGCATTTGCTTTCGGTAGAAATTTATTCTTTGCTTCAGGGATTCTTCTTGGTTATGATTTTTTTGGACGCACTGATCTACTATTTTATTATTTAATTTATCAAGGAAAGAGGTTTTTCCACAGCCATTGCCGCCCGTGATGATTACATTTTTCTGATTTGTTTTTATAGTTATAGGTGGGGTTATATGTTCGCTTTCATACTCTATGTTTTCTATGAAGATATTCATATTTGTTTTCTCAGTGATTGATGGTTTGTTCATTGCTAGCCTCTTCCTCAGAAGCAAGATATAGTACATCTATAAGCAACCCTTTCAAAGTACATCATGATAAATATAGGCTTCAAGATCTATGTTTACGAGCAATGGTCTAGGTGCATTATTTTGCATTTAATTTTATACATTCAACTCATCTAGATGTACCAGTCCTGATGCGGTTTTCGCTATGCTAGGCAACTGCATGATAACCGACCCATGAAGCGGGCAGGCGTGGCGGGGATAGCATTGCGCGCAGGCATGTATTTAATTATCAGAATTGACGGCATCAGCACGTCGTGGTGGCGTTCTGTTGCGCTGGTTTGATTCGCGGGCATGTACGAGCAAGCAGGCCGTGGTGGGCGTGAGAGGGCGTTTGGTGGCGGGTATGAAAAGGCCGCCAATTCGGCGGCCGGTTTATCATTCGTCGTCGTTGTCGAGGCTGTACTTTTTAAACCGGATGACTTCGACGCCGACCCAGTCATTCACTTCTTTGATGCGCTGCTGGAGCGGTGTCAGCTCATTGCGCACAAACACCTTTGCGGCCTTTTCCACGTCACCTACTGACCCGACGTTCTCCGGCTTGCCGCCCATCAACTGGTAGGGGATGCGGTGGGCGTCCAGCAGGTCGGCGGCGCTGACCTTTTTGATGTTGAAGAAATCATCCTTCGTTGCCACTTCGCTGAGCGGCACAATCTTGATACCGTCGGGCTTCCCGTTCGGCGCGTAGAAGAACAGGTTTTTAAAGTTCCCCATGCCTTTAGAGTCGCTCATCGCTTCGCGCAACGCCTCAACATCGGTATTGTTCTGCGCGGCGTCGGTCACATACATGATGTAGCCCGCGTGCGCGCCGTTCTGGTAATACTTGCGGCGGAACAGCGTGGCGGATTCGTTCAGCCACGCGGAGTTGAGCGCCGACAGATATTCCGGCATCCCATACAGCTCTTGATTGATATCCGGCTCCAGCAGGTGAAAAACGCTGTCGGGCGCGAACGGATGCGGCTCAGCGAACGATTGCACGAACCAGTAAACGCTCGGGTCAACGCCGCGCCGGGTGTACTTGGCCGGGGAGGTCTCCAGCTTCAACAGCTTGCCGGTCACGCTGAAGCGCTTTTCTAAAAAGGCGTTGCCGAACACCAGATAATCCAGCACAAACCGGCTGAAATCCTGCTGTGACAGCAGTGGGTGCGGGATGTAGGTGCTCGCCAAAATATTGCGCTTCACGTAAATGGGTGAGCTATGGTGCACGGCGGCGCGCAGGCTTTTTGCTAGCCCGGAAAAGCTGACGGGCGGCTCAATCCATTTACCGTTACCGACGCATTCCGTGTAGTCCAGAATGTCGCGGCGATCCAACACGGCCGACGGCTCACCAAAGGTGAACGCCTGCATTTTCTGGTCCGCCTCGGTGGCGGCCAGATTCCCTTTTGCCTTGCGGCGATTGCGTTTGCTCATCGGTTGAAGTCCAGAATGGATTTAGACGGTTGGCCGTTGGCGGCGGTCAGCGGTTCATTCAGCAGGGCATGCATGGTGGCCCATGCGACGTCGGCGTGACTGGCCTCCTCGCTGCGGCTCGCTTCGTAGGTCATGCCCCTGCCGCTGGCGGTCATGGTTTTGCGGATGGCCATAAACGATTTGGTGATGTCGGTATACGCGGTGTCGTACTCGAGCCTGCCGCTGCTGATGGTGTCTTTCGCCTTCAGCACCATGGCGGTCTTCACCTCGGCGCTATAGCGGATTTCGCGGGCGGCCGGGTAGAACGCGCGCACCAGTTGAAAAACGCCTTGCCCGATGCCGGTGGCGTCGATACCGATGTATTCCACGTTGTATTTTTCGGTCAACCTGCGGATGGATTCGGCCTGCGTGGCGAAATCCATGCCTTTCCACTGGTGGCGCTCCAGTATGCGGAATTTGCCGCCGGTCACTATCGGCGGGGCCAGCACCACACAACCGGCGCTGTCGCCGGAGTGCGCCGGGTCATAACCGACCCACACCGGCCGGTCACCGAAAGGCCGGTTAGCGTAGGGGTTAACGTCCGTCCATTCGACCAGACTGTCGACCATACAGCCCTGCAACTCCTCAAAGGGGAATACTGACGCGCTGTCGTCGACAAATTCGCACATGAACAGGTTGCGGAAGTCCTCGGCGCTGTTCTCCCGTTTCAGCACGTCGAGGTCAAACAGGTTACAGCCGCCGCGCAGGGCGTCCTCAATGGTGACGATTTGCCGCCACTGGCCGTCATCGCACAGCTTCCCGGCCGCTAACGCGCTGTGGCTGATATCGATCTCGACGTGTTCGCTGGCGTGTTTGCGGCCCTTGTTAAACAGCTCGCCGGACCAGAAAGGAAACGCGCCATGCCCCAGCGTTGACGGGGTAGAAAAGTAGGTCGACCGAAGGTGTTTTTGCGAGGCCATACCGGAGGCGACTTTGCGCAGCTTCTGGAAGTTGGGGATCCAGAAGATTTCATCGACCAGCAGGTCGCCGTTATGGCTTTGCGCGGTGTTGGAGTTGGTGCCGAGAAAAATCAGCTTCGCGCCGTTGTTGCCGAGCACAATCGGGTCGCCGGTCAGCTCAACGTCAACCCGCCGGGCAAACTGAATGATGTACTCCCGGAAGACATACGCCTGCGTTTTGCTCGCGGAAAGAAAAATCTGGTTGTGGCCGGTTTTCAGCGCGTGCAGCAGTGACTCGCGGGAAAAATAAAACGTTGCCCCAATCTGGCGCGATTTCAGGATGTCGCGAATACGATGCTCAAGCCCGGCCTTGTGCCAGCCGAGTTGATATTCGAAAGACTCGTCATAAAAAATCTCCTCCAGCTTCGCAATCGCTTCCTCGCTGAAATAGTTCTTTGTCGGCTTTTTACGTTCGCCTTTGTTGCGGTTGGCGACGTTGGGATTGAGGTCGGCTTCGTTGCCGGAGTTCATGTAACGGCTGACGCGCGCGAGGCGCTCAATCTGGCGGCCCAGCAGGTCAATTTCTTTGTAGTCGCTGCCCTCTTTTTTTGTCTTGAGAACGAGCTGCACCATTCGCGCTTCAATGCTGGATTCAACGCGGGAAATCGGCGCGATATCGTCCCATTTTTCCCGCTGCTTCCAGCTCTGCACCGTGGGGGCTTTCTGCTTCAGCATTTCGGCGATTTGCTTCACGGAGAAGCCTTGCCAGTACAGCAAGGCGGCCTGCCTGCGTGGGTCGCTGAGTAAGGATGTGTCTGTCTGGATTTGCATGGTATGCCCTCATTTGCATGATGAGGGCAAGGCTACGCAAGCCACGCCGGACGTGCGCTAAGGTGCTGTTGTCTGAGGGATAGTCCGTCGGCAGTCGCTGGCCGCGAGGGTGGTCAGTCGGGAAACTAGCCCCGACCTTAACCACTCAGGACAATGGCACATGGCAAAGAAAGTATCGAAATGGTTCCGCATCGGCGTCGAGGGTGACACCTGCGACGGCCGTGTGATTGACGGCAACGACATTCAGGAAATGTCGGAAATCTTCGACCCGCGCGTCTACGGCTGCCGCATCAATCTGGAGCACATCAAGGGACTGTTTCCTAACGGCGATTTTAAGCGTCTCGGCGACGTGGTCGAGCTGAAAGCCGAGAAGATTGATGACGACTCCATCCTCAACGGCAAATGGGCGCTGTTCGCCAAAATGAGCCCGACCGACGAGCTGGTCTCCATGGTCAAGGCGAGCCAGAAAGTTTACACCTCCATGGAAATCCGTCCGAACTTTGCCAACACCGGCAAATGCTACCTCATCGGTCTGGCGGTTACCGATGACCCGGCCAGCCTCGGCACCGAATACCTCGAATTCTGTTCCCGCGCCAAAACTAACCCGCTGGCCGGTAAAAAAGCCGAGCCGGGCGATCTGTTCTCGGTGGCGACTGAGGTGCTGCTCGAGTTTGAGGAACAGCCTGACAGCCTGCTGACCAATCTGACCGAGCGCGTGAAGGGCATGTTCAGCCGCAAACAGGCCAGCGACGACGCGCGCTTCAGTGATGTGCATGACGCAGTCACCGCCGTCGCCGAGCAGGTTCAAACCAACGGCGACAGCGCCGAGCAGCGTTTTGCGCAGCTTGAGCAGGAAATCGCGGGGCTGAAAGGTGAGGTGACGACCGGTCAGGAAGCGCTTTCCGAGCTTCAGGCCGCGCTTGATACCACCGAAAACCTGAACCAGCAGCGCCGCCCGAAAGCGCCCGGTGGCAATGGTGAAGACAGCCTGTTGACCAACTGCTGAGAACAGTCAGGGCGGGGCGCACGGCGCGCCGCTGAGAGACGACCCGAATTTATCGAATCAGGACAATTCAATGAAAAAAACGACCCGCTTTAAATTTAACGCCTATCTGCAACAGGTGGCCAAGCTGAACGGCATCACGGACGTCGGCGACGTCGGCAAAAAATTCAGCGTAGAGCCGTCGGTGACGCAGTCGTTGATGAACGTCGTGCAGGAGTCTTCCGAGTTCCTGACCCGCATCAACATGACGCCGGTTGCCGAGTTGAAAGGCGAGAAGGTCGGCGTGGGCGTCAATGGCTCGATTGCCAGCACCACCGACACCGACGGTGGCAAAGAACGTCAGACCGCTGATTTCACCTCGCTGGAGTCCAATAAGTACGAGTGCCAGCAGGTGAACTTTGATTTCCATATGCGCTATAACCAGCTCGATTTATGGGCGCGTTATCAGGACTTCCAGTTGCGCATCCGTAACGCCATCGCCAAGCGTCAGGCGCTGGACTTCATCATGGCCGGATTCAACGGTATCAGCCGCGCCGCCACGTCTGACCGGGCCAAAAACCCGATGTTGCAGGATGTGGCGGTGGGCTGGTTGCAGAAATACCGCAACGAAGCCCCGGCGCGCGTGATGAGCAACATCACCGGCGAGGATGGTGCGGTGATTTCCCCGGTCATCCGCATCGGTAAAGGGGGCGATTATGCCAACCTTGACGCCGTGGTCATGGATGCGACCAACAACCTGATTGCGCCATGGCATCAGGAATCCCCTGACCTCGTGGTGATTTGCGGCCGTAAGCTGCTGGCCGACAAATACTTCCCGCTGGTTAACCAAGAGCAGCCGAACACCGAGGCGATGGCCGCCGACGTGATTGTCAGCCAGAAGCGCATCGGCAACCTTCCCGCCGTCCGCGTGCCGTTCTTCCCGGCCAACGCGATTATGGTCACCACGCTCGAGAATCTGTCGATTTACATCATGGATGAAAGTCACCGCCGCCATATCGAAGAGAACGCCAAGCGTGACCGCGTTGAAAACTACGAGTCGATGAAAATTGACTACGTCATTGAGGACTACGCCGCCGGTTGCCTGATTGAAAATATCGAGCTGCTGCCTGCGTCGACAGAAAAGTCGGGCGTACGGGTATCCAAAGAAGACCCGCAGCCATCGGGGGCCGATATCAGCGCCTTGGCTGACGCTATCGTGCTGGCAGTGAAAGGGGCGGCTGCGCAACCTGCGCCAGCCGGTGAGGAAACGCCAAAAACTGAAGGCGAAGCGTAACCATGACGAGTCCCGCACAGCGTCACATGATGCGGGTCTCGGCCGTGGAGGCTGCGCAGCGGGTGGATGACCCGCTGCGCCATGCCACCGCCTACGAGCAAATGCTCGTCAAGCTGGCCGCAGACCGCACCAAGCTGAAACAGATCCATTCCGTCGAGAAAAAGGCTGAACACAAACGCGCCATGTTGCCGTCCTACGCGCCGTGGGTGGCCGGGGTGTTGGCCGAGGGGCGGGGGGCGCAGGACGACATCCTGATGACCGTGATGCAGTGGAAGCTAGACGCCGATGACATTCCCGGCGCGCTGGAAATTGCGCCTTATGCGCTGAAATACCGCCTCAAAGTGCCGAACAACAAGCGCCCGGTGGCGTACTTGCTGGCCGAAGAGGTGGCGCTGTCGGCGGAGCGCAGTCGTAAGGCGGGCAACCCGGCCAAGATGGATGACCTTCGCGCCGCCATCGCGATGACGGCCGCCGAGGATATGCCCGACATGGTCAAGGCCAAACTGTTCAAGGTGACCGGCCTGATGTTGAGCGACTGCGGTGACTATGCGCAGGCGCTGGAGCACCTCGCGCGCGCGATGCAGCTCGACGGTCACGCCGGGGTGAGAAAAGAGATCCAAAAATGCGAGAGCGCCCTCAAACCGAAGCCGGCGCCAGCCGCCAAAAGAACAACCACGCGCCCGCGTAAGGCCGCCACGCCGGCCAAGCGCGGACGCCCACGCAAGGCGGTAAAAACCGCCGGTTAACAGAACGCGCCCCGCGCCGGGCGGCACGGCGGCCGCGAGCGTCTTTTGACGTTTCAAGGCCGCCGTCCACCGCCCCCTATTTTTGAGGTCGTCATGACGACAGTGATTATGCGTAACCCGATTAAGCCGCCGGACGAGCCGACGGCCATTATCCCGCAACCGGCTGTACCGGAGCCGGTGATTAAAAACACGTTCTTTTTCCCGGACGTTGACCCGAAACGCATCCGCGAGCTGATGCGTCTTGAGTACACGGTCTCGCCGGAGCGTCTGCGCTTTGCCATTCGCAGCGGTATCTCGGAGACGAATGCCGAGCTGTATCTCTATCGCGAGCAGCAACTCGCCGCCGGTTTCAAAACGCTGGCCGACGTACCGGCCGACAAGGTCGACGGCGAAAGTGAGAAGTGCTTTCACTACCTGAGTGCGGTCTGCGCCATGACAACCGCCACGCTTTACGAGCGCTACCGGGGGGCGGATGCCAGCGCCAAGGGGGACAAAAAGGCCGACAGCGTCGAGGTGTCCATTGATGAGCACTGGCGGGATATGCGCTGGTCAATCGCCCGGTTGCAGGGTAAGCCGCGTTGCATTGTCGGGCAAATCTGATGAACGCCATCGCGCTTCAGGGGGACACGCTCGACGCACTGTGTTATCGCGTCTACGGCCGCACCGCAGGCGTGGTCGAGGCGGTGCTGCTGGCGAATCCGGGGCTGGCTGAGCGGGGTGTCATCCTGCCGCATGGCATGGTGGTCACGCTGCCGGTCATTGATACCGCCCCGGCATCCGAAACCGTTCAGCTATGGGATTAACCATGGAGAAAGTCACATCGTTCATTGCTTATGCCGTCGCGGTGCTGCTGGCATGGGTCGGAAAGTATTCCGCGCAGGACATCGCACTGATTGTCGGTGCGGTGGTCGGTGTCGGCACCTTTGTCACCAACTGGTATTACCGCCGCAAAAGCTATTTGCTGCTGAAAAATGTCGGCATTCGACGGGAGGTTTTCGATGAAATCAATCGTTAAACGTTGCAGTGTCGCCATCGTGCTGGCGCTGGCGGCGTTGTTGCCGGATTTTACCCGGTTGCATACGTCAATGGCGGGCCTTGAGCTGATTGCCAATCTGGAAGGGTGCCGCCTGAGCCCTTATCAGTGTAGCGCGGGCGTCTGGACGAGCGGTATCGGCCATACCGCCGGGGTGAAACCCGGCGGGGTTATCACGGAACGCGAAGCCGCGGTCAATCTGGTGGCCGATGTGATGCAGGTTGAGAAACGCCTTGCGCAGTGTATGCCGGTGACCATGCCGCAGCCGGTCTATGACGCCGTGGTCAGCTTTGCGTTCAACGTCGGCACGGGCGCTGCGTGCGCGTCAACGTTGGCACATTTCATCAATAAAAAGCAGTGGCCCGCCGCGTGCAATCAGCTTCCCCGCTGGGTATTCGTCAACGGCGTCAGGTCTGCCGGGCTCGAGAATCGCCGGGCGCGCGAGCTGGCGCTGTGTATGACGGGGGCATTATGAGTCGCGGTAATAAGCTTTTTCTGGCGCTGGTGTTGCTGGCGGTCATTGCCTTGCTGAAATGGCAGGTTATTACGCTCGGCGACAGTCTGGATGCCGCGAAGCTGGAAAACGTCAGGGTGGCAGCAGCGCTAACCGAAAGTCGCGCGGCTATCGCTGCGCTACAGGACAGCGCTCTGCGTAATGAGCGCGAACAGGTCTTGTTGCGCCAGCGCATCGCCGCCGCTGACCAGTTGGCCACCCGACGCAATCACACCATTACGAGGCTGCTCAATGAAAATGAAGCGCTGCGCCGCTGGTATCAGTCTGCTTTGCCTGATGACGTTATCCGGCTGCATTCCCGCCCCAACTTCGCCACCCCCGACGATTATTTACGCTGGCTGTCCGAAGGTCAGCAGTTGCCTGCTACCCGGCAGCAACCCGAAGACCAACGGTGATTTAAGCGCCGATATCTTCAATCTTGAGCGCGCGCTGGCAAGCTGTGCGCTTCAGGTGGAGACCGTGAAAAAGTGTCAGGAGGAACTCGATGTTAAAGCCGAAAAGCCTGCGCCAAGCGCTTTATGACGCGGTGCCGAAGCTCAGGGCGAACCCGGATATGCTGCGCATATTTATCGACAGCGGTGTCATCGGTGCAACGCTGGCCGCCTCCCTGTCATTTGAGAATCGCTATACGCTCAATGTGATAGTCGAAGATTACCCGGACGATGTGGATTTGCTGCTGGTGCCGATTGGGGCGTGGTTACGGGAGAATCAGCCCGATATCATGACCACGGACGAGGGCAAGAAAAAGGGGTTCACCTACTTCGCCGACATCAACAACGACGACAGTTTTGACATCAGTATCAGCCTGCAACTGACCGAGCGCACGCTGGTGAAAGAGGTTGACCGGGCGCTGCACGTGTTCCATGTGCCGGAGCCGCCGCTGCCTGAGCCGGTAGCGCGTCCGATGGAGCTTTACATTAACGGTGAGCTGGTGAGCGCGTGGGATGAATGAGCTTAAGCCTTTTGATGACAAACTTGCCGGGCTGATTGCCGGGCTATCGGCTTCCCGCCGTCGCCAGATGGCGGCCGAGATTGCGAAGCGGCTGCGCATCAGTCAGCAGCAGCGCATTAAGCGCCAGCAGGCACCGGACGGCACGCCGTATGCCGCCCGTAAGCGGCAGCCGGTTCGTAGCAAAAAAGGGCGAGTTAAGCGCGAGATGTTTGCCAAGCTGCGCACCCATCGATACATGAAAGCCAAAGGCACCGCGGATGAGGCGCTGGTCGAGTTTGCCGGGCGCGTGCAGCGTATCGCGCGGGTGCACCAAGAGGGCTTACGTGACCGCCCGAACCGCCATAGCCGGGACGTTCAATATGATGCGCGGCCTTTGTTGGGCTTTAGTGATGTTGACCGGCAGATTGTGGAAGATGTTATCATCTCCCAATTGAACGGGTAACGCGTTATAAATCCGTGGTGGACTATTCGAAGGACAGATAGCGAGATGAGTTTGACGGCAAATATTGCTGTCTAATAAGGTGTATTAACTCGGATGTGTGCTGACAGTTTTTCACTGGCAGCACACAATAAATCTGATAGTTTGCTTTGAGCGAAAAGCGGACATGAGATGTATTTAAAATATTTACTGGCGGTGATCAAAGTAGATGGGTGATAACTGGAGTTTTTTGAATTGCAATGTTATGCGGTCACAATGTAAAATTTGCCATCTTACGAACAGATGAGCGATAATGAAATGCTTAATGCTAAAAAAATTTTAATTTCTCAAAAAGACTATTTTATTCTAGTGGGGAAAAATGGGAGTGGTAAAAGCAGGCTGCTGCATGATCTGGCAGAGAGCTTTCATGATGTAGGCTACAGCACTGTCACAGTGTCAAATACTCTATTTGATAAATTTGAAGTTCATCCAAAAAGCCTTAATTATAACTACATAGGAAGTAAGTTAGGTAGAAACTTCCCTGCTCAAGCAATAAAGAACACTCTATCAACTGAAAGCCAAACAAAAGTAAGTCGTATTTTTTCAGTTTTAAATCACATAGGCTATGAACAAAAAATTGGTATTAAGGTAAAGTTTAGGAAAAAGTTCAAAGACGCAATTAGATATTCTACAAATGAATCTGGCGATTATTATCCGATTTTTTTTGATAGTAGCGACCAAAAAATACCTGATGAACTTAAAATGGCAATTGATAAAGCTATTCATCAGATAAAGCATGGCTATAGTATTTTGGCATGGTTGACCAGTAATGATAACGTTTTTTATGAGGGCAATTTCGATTCTTATTTGTGTTTATTAAAGTTTGAGCGAGTTTTAAAAAAAGCAAAAATAATATCTAATATAGAGGTGTTTTTAAGTAAAGACGATTATGCATTCCCTCTAAGTCAAGCAAGTTCAGGTGAGTTATCGTTTATCGCTTTGCTTGTTCATATTGCGTTTTGCGTAAACGATAATTCTTTTATATTTATTGATGAGCCTGAAAATAGTTTGCACCCCAAGTGGCAAAACGAATATTTAGAGCTTTTAAGGGGGGCGATTGGTTATAATAAATGTAAAGTTGTTGTTGCGACTCATTCACCTCTAATTATTACTTCAATATCCGAGGGTAATCAAGTTTCAATTTACAAGCGTGGAGTTAATGGATTTAAAGAAGTTGATTCGTACGATGACAATGCTGAAGAATTATATATTGATTACTTCGATACATTGACACCTAAAAATAGAGCGCTATCTAACAGATGCGTGGATATTATAGATCAACTTACTATTGGGGAAATTTCATTACAAACTGCGAGGGACCGTTTGTCAAAATTTGAGGGAATGGCAAATGATTCCGCTCAAAAAGAATTCATTCTAGGCGTAAATTCATTGCTTACGAAAGTTAGTTATAAAAACAGGAAGGCTCATGAGTAATATTTCATTCCTTGCTGAAGAGCAAGATTTAATGAACCACGCAATAACAGAAGGCCATACTTTCTGGGGGGATGAAACTCTTAGTGCTCTTAAAAGGAAGATTAAAGATTATTTACGTGAAAGACAAGAAGAATGCTGTTGTTATTGCTCAAGGAATATCGATGATGAATTTAACATGGTGCTTGATATCGAACATATTATTCCAAAATCAAAGATTACATCGGAAATGTTTGAAATGAAGAACCTAGCGGTATCTTGTAAAAGATGTAATATGAGAATTAAAGGGGAAGATGTATCATTTATTAATGATGAATTTCAGCATTTTAAAGAAACTGGTGACTACTATCTATCAGCTAACTATAAATTTATTCATCCTAACCTTGATAGTTGGGATGATAATCTTATATACACTGTAGTTCAAGTCAATAGGAGAAAGATAGTTTATTATCACGTCGTTCAGGATAGTCCTAAAGGGAGTTACGCAAAAAAATACTTTGAGTTGGATAAAATACAAGCAAATACTTTTGATGAAGCACAGGACGCCACTAGTAGAAAAGAGCCGATAGATCCTGCTGTCGCCGAAGAATATTCAAGGTTAGTAAATGCTATGTTAGGCTGAGAATAAATATCATAATATATTTCCAGCGGGATTTATTAGCTTTTAGTTAAAAAATCCGCTTCTGGCACGAAGCGGACAATCTTCTGACGTTGAAAGTCTGCAATGAGCGTCTTCGGACATTACTAGCAACATTCTAGATGGATCAACGGAGAGCAGATCAAGGCTCTCCTATCTCTCACAACTTTCAATTAATTACACACTCCATCTACTAATTTGATGATATGGTTTAATTATATTTAATTGATTTCTATTTTGGAGCATACGCGCAATTAATGCGTGCAATATTCTCTTTTACATCAGGGCTCTCAGAAAATATAAACTCAATCAAATCCTCAATAACAACACAAGCATCATCAATAGCCGATCTTGTTACCTTGGAACCACCGTGACTACCGTGATTCCCCAACCACTTCAGAGCCATGAATGCCTCATTTTTTGGCTCCAACATAGCTGAATAGTCACAAATTCGCTCATGTGTGGTTAGCCGAATTTTTTTACCTTTTTTATTGAGTTCTGTTTTCTCTCTCGGTACTCCAATACTATCGAGCATAATCTCCAGAACAGTTCTCATGATATTTACCGCTGATGCACGGTGAGCAGGAATGAGCGCAGAAATCTCCGCCAACATATCAAAAATTTCTTCAGGGCATTTATCTGGTGGTTGGAAAAGTGGGAGAGGAGGATAAAAATGTATAGGACGGTAACCTGACTCATACCAACGCTCCGTCATTTCATCATTGAATGTTTCTAAAGAAATGACTTGTCCAGATAGCGCCACATGTTCCCGGCATGCTTGGCGGCTACAGCGCAACAGGCAACTAAAAACACCTTTAGCCATTTCTTCATCAAACCATAATTCGTCTCGGCAAGTAGCGGTCTCGCTCGTTTCAGCTATCTTAAAGCTTTCAGGTACGATTTCCAATGTCTCATTAAGACAGGTAGGGCATCGCCAAGCTGGTAAGTCATTTCTTCGGAACGTGGAATATAGTAATTTTGGTCGCATATTCATTCTCTTCTTGGACGTCACCCTAACAATATCTTCTTAATCATTAGTTTTTCAACTTACCAAAGTAGAAACGGAGTTTTTTACTTTTACTAAAATAGCTTATCAACTTTTCGCCAATTTATCACATCATTCATTGAGTAGTATCAGGAGTATACGCGCTGCTCTCCGGTAATTATAACATCTTACCGATAGCAATGTTCGCTCCTGGCACAGAGCTGACTGACAAATTAGGTTTGCTTCTGTTCCATAGATGCTTCAGGTCAAAGCTGAGGTAAAACACAGTATAGGTTAGCTACATCTAACAAAGTACGTGTCAGACTGTTGTTTCCCCTGCCAAAGCACGCACGTCAATTGCCGCTGGATCTCTTCAGCGGCATCCTTTCCACCATGAACACACTCGAATCGATTTCAGAACTGGCGCGCGCCGTCCGCGACCTCATCCGCACCGGCGTCATCGTAGACGTTCAGTACAAGCCGCCGCGCTGCCGCGTTCAATTGGGTGGTAATACGACGGACTGGTTGCAGTGGCTGGCCTGCCGTGCCGGAGGTGCTCGCACATGGTGGGCACCCTCCATCGGTGAGCAGGTGGTGGTGTTGGCGCTGGGGGGCGAGCTGGATACCGCCTTTGTGCTGCCTGCCATCAACTCCGATGATTTTCCGGCTCCGTCAGTGTCGCCGGAGGCCTATCACACCCGCTTCCCCGATGGAGCGGTCATCGAATACGAGCCCCAAACCGGCGCGCTGAGCGTTACCGGCATTAAAACGGCCAATATCAGTGCGCAAGTGGCCGTCGACGTTTCTGCGCCGAAGGTGACGATTATCGCCAGCCAAAAAATCACGCTTGATACGCCGGAGGTGGTCTGTACCAACAAGCTGACCGCCGACACGCTGGAGCTGAAAAAGGGCGGGAAAATGTCGGGGAATATCGATCACGGCGGCGGTACTTTTAAATCCAACGGTGTGCAGGTGGATAAACACGGTCACGGTGGTGTGCAACACGGCGGAGACTGGACGGAGGGAACCCGATGACTGTGCGATATATCGGCATGAACCGGGACACCGGCCAGACCCTGACGGACAGCGAGCATATCAGCCAGAGCGTTCGCGACATCCTCATTACTCCTGTCGGCTCCCGAGTGATGCGGCGGGAATATGGCTCGCTGTTGTCTGCCCTGATTGACCAGCCGCAAAGCCCGGCGGTGAACGGGCAGGTGATGGCCGCCTGCTACATGGCAATCCTCAAATGGGAGCCGCGCATCAGGCTGACGTCCATCACCTTCGAGAAGACCTTCAGCGGTCAGATGTTCGTTGACATTACCGGCGTGCGCCAAGACACCACCGGCGGCACATTTTCGTTAACCGTCCCACTGAGCTGACACCATGGCCACTATCGATTTAAGCCAGCTACCCGCGCCGAACGTCGTTGAGCCGCTGGACTATGAAACCCTGTTTGCCGAGCGCAAAGCGACGTTGATTTCCCTGTACCCGGCCGACCAACAGGAAGCTGTTGCCCGAACTTTGGCGCTTGAATCGGAGCCTATCGTCAAGTTGCTTCAGGAAAATGCGTATCGGGAGGTATTGCTACGCCAGCGCGTTAACGATGCCGCCAAAGCGGTGATGCTGGCGCACGCCACCGGCGAAGACCTTGACCAGCTCGGCGCAAACTTCAATACGCCGCGACTTGTGATTGCCCCGGCGGATGACAGCACTATCCCGCCGACACCGGCAGTTATGGAAGCGGATGAAGATTACCGCCTGCGCCTGCAGGATGCTTTCGAAGGGATGAGCACAGCAGGTTCGGCCGGTTCCTACCGTTTTCACGCTCGCTCGGCCGATGGCCGGGTGGCTGATGTGACGGCAATCAGCCCATCACCGGCTAACGTGACCGTCACCGTGTTGTCACGGGACGGCGACGGCAGCGCCAGCGCTGAGCTGTTGCAGGTTGTTAGCGCTGCGTTGAATGACGAGGACGTGCGTCCGGTGGCCGACCGCGTCATAGTGCAATCGGCCAAAATTGCCCCGTATGTTATCGAGGCCGTTTTATACCTGTACCCCGGCCCGGAGGTTGCGCCGATCCTCACTGCGGCAAAACAACGTTTACACAATTATGTGCTGACCATGCGCCGCTTAGGTCGCAGTATCCGGCGTTCCGGCATCATCGCGGCGCTGACCGTGGAAGGCGTTGAACGTGTTGAAGTTGCCAAACCGGCCACCGACATCGTGCTTGATAAAACGCAGGCGGGCTACTGCACCGGCGTGAACATCACACCGGGGCGCGCCGATGACTAACCGCTTATTGCCTGTTGGCTCCTCAGTGCTGGAAGTCGCCGCCGCCGCCGCGTGCGCCGAGCTGGAGCGCGTGCCGGTTCCCCTGCGTGACCTGTGGAACCCGAAAACCTGCCCGGTGCACCTGCTGCCTTATCTGGCGTGGGCGTTCTCCGTCGATAGATGGGATGAGGCTTGGCCGGAGGACGTCAAGCGGGGCGTGGTATCCGCTGCATTTTACATTCACCGGCACAAGGGCACCATCGGTGCCGTGCGCCGCGTGGTGGAGCCGCTCGGCTACCTGATTAACGTCATTGAATGGTTTCACACCGAAGGTGCCGATCCGCCCGGCACCTTCCGGCTCGATATTGGCGTGCTGGAAACCGGCATCACCGAGGAAATGTATCAGGAAATGGAGCGCCTTATCGCCGACGCCAAGCCCCTGAGCCGCCATCTGATTGGCCTCAACATTTTGCAGGACATCCCCGGCCAGATTTACACCGGCGCGGCCGCCATTGATGGTGATGTCATTACCGTTTACCCCGGATAAGAGAAAATTATGAACAAATACAAAGCGATTATTACCACCGCCGGGGCGGCCAAGATTGCCGCCGCCAGCGCGGGCGGCACGCAGTTGAAAATCGTCTCTATGGCCGTCGGCGATGGGAACGGTACGCTGCCGACGCCAAATCCGGCGCAAACAAAACTCGTCAACGAGAAATACCGCGCGGTGCTCAACGGGCTGACTATCGATAAGGCGCTGAAAAATCACATTCTGGCCGAGATGATTATCCCGGCAAACGTCGGCGGCTTCTGGCTGCGTGAAATGGGGCTCTATGATGAGGCCGGGACGCTGATTGCCGTCAGCAACATGGCGGAGAGCTACAAGCCGAAGCTCGAAGAGGGTAGCGGCCGCACGCAGACGCTGCGCATGATTTTGATTGTCAGCAGCACCGAAGCGATTCAGGTGATTGCCGGTGGTGATACCGTGCTGGCGACAAAAGACTATGTTACCGACGCGATTACCGCGCATGAGAAAACCCGCAATCACCCCGACGCCAGCACCACGGCAAAAGGGCTGGTACAGCTGAGCAGCGCGACAACCAGTACCGATGAAACGAAAGCCAGCACGCCCAAAGCGTTAAAAGCGGTCAACGATGCCAGCATGAAGAAGGCCGCGAACCTCTCAGACCTGACCGACAAGACCGCCGCGCGCGGCAATTTGGCGTTAGGTACGGCCGCGACGAAAAACGTCGGGGTAGAGGGCGGGCAACTGATGGAGGTCGGCGCATTTGGATTGGGAAGCGGCTCACGTCACCGGGAAGATGCGTATTGCAATCAGGCTGAAATCTACCGGGTTAATAGTTCGTCAAAAAATACGCCGGGCGGCGATGTTTATGGCGTGCTGAGTTTGCCCTGCGACGGTGGGCCGTCGGGGGCGTATATGGCGGTACAAAACAACGGCAACGCATTCTTTGGCCGTTCGAATATCCCCAGTAATGGGGTGGTGTGGTTTCAGGCTTACACGACGAAGTTTAAACCGACGGCGGCAGACGTTGGCGCATGGAGTAAAACAGAGTCCGATGGTCGATTTGTAAAACAGACCGGCGACACGATGAAAGGGGCGTTGACTCTGCCGCGTATCGTATTCCCGAACGAAAATACCGCCAATGCTGACGATGACTTAAATCGCGAAAATGGCTTTACCGTTGAGTCATTGGTTGCCACTGCCAATAAGGGCTATCCCGTGCCGGGCGGCATGGGGGTGTTGTTTACCGGGAAAGTGAACGAGTTCCGCAATGTGCAATTTGCCGTAGGCTCCGGCGATATGGCGTTTTATTTGCGCTCGATGCGAAAAGACAGCGCGGCTTCGCTCCGCTGGGCGCGAGTTTATACAACGGACTATAAACCCACTGCGGCAGACGTCGGCGCGCTGACCGATGCGCAGGCCGCACAGAAATACGCGCTGCGCTCTATCAAGGTGAACGGTAAGCCGCTGTCCGCTGATGTGAATTTGTTGGCCGGTGACGTCAACGCATGGAATAAAACTGAAGCAGATGGCCGCTATCTGGCGAAGACCGGCGGGCAGTTAACCGGGACGCTAAAGACCAGCGCGGAGATCCAATCTACCCACATTGATAATTATCGCATGGTCGGCGGCGGGTTCGGTTCCTTCTGGCGCAATGACGGCAACCGGCTTTACCTGCTGCTGACAAAAGAAAACGACCAGTACGGCACATTCAACAACCTGCGCCCGTTTTCTGTGGATGTCAGAACCGGTGCCGCCGCCTTTGAGTCGGGTATGCACATCGGCGGTAACTGGCCCGCGATCACCACATCAAGCGGGACGACGTGGCACCCTGACGGCAACGTTCAAGGCAGTTGTTGGGGCGGTTATCTCAGCAACTGGCTTAATCAAAATATCTCGGCTGCGCAAAACAATGCGCAGAATTGGGCGTATCAGCATTTGGTTCAGGGTGTGCGCATGGCCGGGCGCATGGTTATCGCGGATACCGGCGGGCGCATCGATTTACCGTCGGGCTGTGTTTATACCGGCATGTCCGGCTCAAACTACAACCCCTCAATCTGGGGCGCTTATTCAGCGGTTCAGGTGCTGATTAACGGCACATGGGCAACAATTGGAACGGTGTAAAATGCAACACATTAAGAATTTGAAAAGATACACGCCGGAAGAATTATTCCTCGGCGAGAACGTGATTTATCTTCAGGATGATTACGGTATTGACTGGTACGCTGCGCAAAAATTGTTTTCGCCGGACACCGTAAAACTGGCTTATGACGAAAGCGGCATTATCTGCGCGATTAACAGCGATGTGTCGATGCTGTGGCCGATTGGCTTATCGGTTATTGAGCTGAACCCAACGAAACTACCAAAGCGCTGTCTGGCTAATGGTGGGTGGGTGTTTGACGGTAAGAAGGTGAGCCAGCGCATCTATTCCGTTGAAGAAAGGATGGCGAGCGCTGAAGCCAGAAAAAATGAATTGCTGGCGAGCGCGGGTAAGGCTGTCGCGCCGCTTCAGGATGCTGTTGATTTGGATATGGCGACCGAGGCAGAAAAAGCGCTGTTGGCGGACTGGAAAAAATACCGCGTGACGGTGAATCGTCTTGATATGTCAGCCCCGGAGATTAACTGGCCAGTGGTTCCCGGCCTCTAAGAAAAAAAGCCCGCAGCGATGCGGGCTTTTGTATTTGCGGCTTTCCCTGATGTTGCCGCGTCTACTCTTCGACCTTACCCCGCCCGGCTAAAATCCGTCCAATTGATTGCATAGATCAATGCGGCGTTATTGATCGGCGCAAACGATCGTCATTCCCGCCAAGCTCCCCAATCCGGCCCGGTTTGTTGTCTGGTCGGCCTTCCAGCGCCCACCGCGTGCGGCCCGGTGCGCTGGGCGTCATCATGCCTGCACCTACTCACCATGGAGCAAGTTAATGGGCGATTATCATCACGGTGTGCGCGTCGTCGAAATTAATGACGGCACGCGCGTCATCTCTACCGTATCGACGGCCGTCGTCGGCATGGTCTGCACCGGCAAAGATGCCGACCCGAAGCTTTTCCCGCTCAACACCCCGGTGCTGATTACCGATGTGATTGCCGCTGCTGGTAAGGCCGGGAAATCCGGCACGCTGGCGAAAGCGTTGTCAGCCATTGGCGACCAGTGCAAACCGGTGACGGTTGTTGTGCGCGTCGAAGAGGGCAAAGATGCGGCGGAAACCACGTCAAACATCATCGGCGGCGCGGACGAAAACGGCCGCTATACCGGCATGAAAGCCTTGCTCACAGCACAGGCCGTTACCGGTGTGAAACCTCGCATTCTGGGCGTGCCGGGGCTGGATTCGCTGGAAGTGGCGACGGCGCTGGCCGGGATTTGCCAGCAATTGCGCGCGTTCGGTTATATCAGCGCGTACGGCTGCAAAAGCATTTCCGAGGCCATCGCCTACCGCGACAATTTCAGTCAGCGCGAACTGATGCTCATTTGGCCGGATTTCCTTGCGTGGGATACCACCGTCAACGTCAGCACCACGGCTCATGCCACCGCTCGTGCGTTGGGGCTGCGTGCCAAAATCGACACGGAAACCGGCTGGCATAAAACGCTTTCTAACGTCGGCGTCAATGGCGTGACCGGCATTTCCGCCAGCGTGTTCTGGGATTTGCAGGCACCCGGCACCGATGCCGACCTGCTCAATGAGGCCGGGGTCACCACGCTGGTGCGTAAAGATGGTTTTCGCTTCTGGGGCAACCGCTCTTGCTCTGATGACCCGCTGTTCCTGTTCGAGAACTACACCCGCACCGCGCAGGTATTGGCTGACACCATGGCCGAGGCGCACATGTGGGCGGTGGATAAGCCGGTCACCGCCACGCTTATCCGCGACATTGTCGAAGGCATCAAAGCCAAATTCCGCGAGCTGAAATCCAACGGCTACATCATCGATGCGGATTGCTGGTACGACGAATCGGCCAACGATAAAGAGACCCTGAAAGCCGGGAAACTGTATATCGATTATGACTATACCCCGGTTCCCCCACTGGAAGACCTGACCCTGCGCCAGCGTATCACCGATAAATATCTGGTGAATTTGGCCGCTGGTGTCAACAGCTAAGAGGACGCGTTAAACCATGGCACTCCCGCGCAAACTGAAGTACCTCAACCTGTTTAACGACGGCCTGAACTATATGGGCGTGGTCAGCTCTGTGACCCTGCCGAAACTGACGCGCAAGCTGGAGAACTATCGCGGCGGCGGTATGAACGGCGCGGCCCCGGTTGATATGGGGTTAGACGACGATGCCCTCAGCGTTGAGTGGACTATCGGCGGTTTCCCCGATGACCAGCTCTGGTCGCAGTACGCCGCCGCCAGTGCTGCATCTGTGCCGCTTCGCTTTTGCGGTTCTTACCAGCGCGATGACACCGGCGATATGGTCGCCGTTGAGATTGTGCTGCGTGGCCGTCACAAAGAGTTTGATTTTGGCGACCAGAAACAGGGCGAGGACACCGAGACAAAAATCTCGACGCAATGCACCTATTTCAAGCTGACCGTCGACGGCAAAGAGCGCATCGAGGTGGACACCGTCAACATGGTTGAACGCGTGAACGGCGTCGACATGTTGGCGCAGCACCGTCGCAATATCGGGCTGTAATCACCGGGCGGTCGGCAGGTCCGGCCGCCATTCCCCTGACTGAACTGGAATCACATCATGAAAGACGAAAAAATCATCGCCACAACCGAAAACCCGAACGTCGTGAAATTGGATACTTCCGTCAAGCGCGGCGAAACCTTTATCGATACGGTGACGCTGACCAAGCCCAATGCCGGTACTCTGCGCGGCGTGGGGCTGGCTGCGCTGGCTAACTCTGAAGTCGATGCGCTGATTAAGGTGCTGCCGCGCATGACGTATCCGCCACTGACCGAGAGTGAAGTCGCGGCGCTGGAGCTGCCTGACCTTGTGGCACTGGCCGGGAAGGTTATCGGTTTTTTGGCACCGAGTTCGGCACGCTAG